TATACTTTCAAATCAGTAGTGTTCATATTCTTCTGTATTGAGTTCTCCCATTCTTTTTAAAAGCCTCCAAGATCTCCCCTCTATTGTTCTCTGTTTTGTAAGATACATGAACCCAAGCAGGATTTGAATCATCACCAAACTCCCAGATAAGTTGATCAAACTCTAGGTTGTTCTTTATATAATCAAAGACCTGCCAATTCTCAATCACTCCATAAGCATCTGCATCTATATCAAATGCCTCTCCCTTCATGTGCTGAGATCCTGATGCTCCTCCAATCATATCATTCAACGCTTTAGATCTATATCCAGAACTAACTGCAATAGGAGTATTGAAATGATCTCTCAATGGTTGGAATATCTTATTGGCTATCTGAATCAGATTAGATAGATGTTCTCCTGTGGGCTGATTACTGATCCCATACTTAATAGCAGTATTTGATTTAGTAACCTCAGCTAATGTCAAATTCTTACTCAGTTTCATCTTTCGTAATTGATCCTATTCCTTGATTTATATAATCACCCTCACAACATTCTCTAGAATATGTGTCTCTATCTCTACACAAACAGGCTCTTCTTTTGTCCTGAGGTACATTGTATCTATTCTTTCCCATTATTCTACAGGATCAGGTGGATTGCAATAAACACTATCGGGATGTAATATGCAATAAGTCTTTGCGTATTCATCTCTTTGGCTACTGCTTCCGTAGTTATGAATACCCATAGGCGTAGGCCAAACGATATAAGCCTCCCAAGATTGTAGAGGCTCAATAGACCAAGAAACATCTACCGCATATTTTGTAGATACTACGGCTTCTTTTATGGTGTTGCCTTCCTCATCATATTGCGCTGGTGTAATGGTTAGGTAGCCTAACTTAACCACCGATTGCGTGAGGTTGCCTTCTTCATTTCTTAAAAGGTCAATAGCAGCGTTAGCTTCTGCCTCATCTACGAACTCGTATTTTCTTGTTAGCTTCATATCTTATGAGGTTAGGGTGATACATTCGGCATCGGATAGGGCGGTAGGGAATAAAAAGTATTGTTTCAAATCAACATCGCCAACGCTTGTGTTTAAATCAAATGAGGTTGCCCATCCCGTATAAGCGGTTGCACTTGATTGAAATTCTGAACCATTCAAAAAGGTTTTCACACCACTTCTACTAAATTTAATAGCCACTTTTGCGTTTTGTGGGTTTGGTATTGCGGTATTCATTAAATCTGCATTCGCTTGTCGGTTTCTAATACCAACAGCCCCCGTTTGAAAATCATTCACATAAAGTCCGAAGAAATTATCTACACCGCTGCCATCTCCAATTCCTAAAATCTTATTCGTTTGGCTATGGCTTTTAGCATCTTTTAAATGAAAAAATAAAGTTCCTTCTGTTGATGATATAAGATTTGTTATATCTAATGTTTGACCATCCGCATTCCTCGTTACTGAACCTCCCGAATGATTAGGAATATATGAGGTAGGGTAGGAGCCTTGTTCCATTTGGAATCCGTAACCATAAATTGAACCACTTGTGTCCGTTGCGCTTGGATAAAATTGAGCAAATGTTGTTCCCGTGCTTGGTGTGAAAATCATATAAGCACGATAAATTCCATTGCCGTAATCAATGACATCCGAATCATCAATGTTTAAAGAACCTCCACTATCTATTGTAACTCCGCTACTCGCTATATCAACTTTTAGTCTTGAACTTGTGTCCGACATTCTTAAATAAACACTTTTGTCCGTGCCACTATATTTAAAAAAAGCACTAAAAGTATGTTGACCGCTTAAAACCCCTAAATTTTTTTGGTATCTGTCGGATGTTGCTGAAGAACTAAACTCCGCCATATTTTGATAACCTTCGGGACTTGTTGTGGCATTTGGTGTAATTACTGGAGAACCAATTATACTCATCAAAGGCAAATACTCACTTGGAATCAAATTACTTCTACTCGGTTCAAGTAAAAGACTCGGACAACTTGCCCCACCGCTATAGTCAAATCTTGGGGAGTCCTCTAAAATACCTGCCAAGCCCGTAGTCGCTCCCGATTCAATGTATTCCGTAGCTACTAAACCTTGTTCAAATTGGGCATCTTGGATATAAATAGAATCAGTTGAACCACTTGCATCACCTTCTGCCGTATAAGGATAAATAGGCGTTTGTCCTGCGGTTGTTTTGTTTGCCGTTAGCGTACATCTAAACCACCCATTTCCTACGCTTGTTATTGTTTGGTCAATACCATTTGAAGATGTCCCTACCGCACCGCTACCACTTAAATCAAAATAGGCAGTCTTTCCTCCTTGCGTTAACCGCATCCAATTTGTGCTTCCTGCTTTAGCGTAAACACTCATTGTCATTACACCTGTTTCGTTGATGTAATTGTAAACTGATTGCGCTCCCGATGATGTCTTTGTTAAAAGCCAAGCATCATTTGAGCCATCGTATCCCGTTTGACCACTTGTAGGCGTTAAGCCTGTCCAAGGCGTAGTATCAAAATTATTTGACTGCTTAAATAAGTTCTCTCTACCCTTCTCTATAAGTCCGTTGCTATCAACCCTTGTAGCCGTTAGGTTGCTTCCTCTACTAAATGTAAAATCCCCATCTCCGTTAGTAGGCTTCATACTATAAGCCTTCCCATCTTTACCAGCCTCACCGCTTGGTAAGAATACTAAACTTGCATCATCGTAAAAACTCATATCTTAAGGATTAGTCGTTAAAAAGGTTACATCCGTTAAAAGGCAAGAACCGCCCAATACGCTACCGCCATCAGTCTCCACTCTACTCACAAAGCTATTTATATCTGCTTGAGGTTGTGAAGGTGCTGATGAACCAATAGAGTAGAAGCTTCTTATATTGCTCTCAATACCAACACGATTTGCGCTCTCATCCGTATTCCAAAAAATCATTTCCGAAACTTGGGCGTGTAAGGATTGCGTACTCGCTGCGCTTTGGTTGCCCCCTACTCTAAATAACACTGGCCAAGCCGTAGCATCATTATCGGTGCTATGAACATTCCCGTAAAAATACTGCTTGATGTCATCCGTACTTCCTCGCTCAATAGTGTAGTTAGTGTAAGTACCAATATCCCATCCTAAAGACTGCGTATAAGTAGTGCCGTTAATTCTTATGTGAGTATCTCTATTTTGATAAACTCTTATTCTATCGTTTGCGCTACCTTGATTGTTTAACAAAACGCCATAAGCGTTAGCGTTTGAGGTTGGGCGCATCGCAAAGGTCATAAAGAATTCATCGCTAAAGGTCTGCCTTGCTGATAAATCCATATATCTTGTAGAGCCATCAAACTCTACAATAGGCTTACTATTTTGTGTAATCGTTGTACCGCTTGAGACTATCTTAGGCATATTAGCCAAAGTGCTTTGCGTGAAGTTTCTGCTGTTGCCGCTTTGATCGTACCAAGTGCTAACATAAGCATCACCGCTACCTGCAAATGATTCCAGAGTAGCAGTATCTAAATCATTACCGCTAAAACCTATTGTTTGACTATCTACCCCATCAGTAGTAACTACAATAGCATCTCCACTATATGATGAAGATAGCTTACGCAAAGAATAAGCACCTATTGCTCCTGTATAGGTATCAAGTAATGGTGCGCCTCCTAAAGTAGCATATACATCTCCCCAACTAATGTTATTATCTCTACCTACTCCCCACCAAGTGGACTCGTATATTTTTCCGTAGCCTTCTAGATTACTCATTTCTTGCTATTCTTTTTCATGATATACTTCTTTAGCTTCTGGATGTTCTCCACCTTTGGCTTGTAAGTATTCTTAATTATAAAACCCATCCATTGAAGTTTTGATTCTTACTAGGATACATATCATCATCAGATGCTGAATTGTATTCAGGGAACTTAGAATTATAAAACGCCATATGATCCACAAATCTCCTTGCATAATGTTCTGCAATATCTCTCTCCTTCTGCACTAGATAATCAAGATCCTCCTTAGTAACATTAGAACCATTCTCTGATCCTTTAGTGTATATGCCTCCATTTGCTACTTTATAATGGATGTAAGGCAGTATCTCTATTGCTGAATAGTGGATTACCATATCTTGAATATAGTCTGTGAAAAGGGCTAAATAATCTCCTGCTAAAGAATCACCTGTTATATCACTCTTTATCTTGTTGAATAATTTAGTTCCTAGAATCCCCTGAACATGAATATCCTGAGCAATCTTAATGAATTGAATCATCTGATCTCTATCAACATTCCCATTGATTCCTGTTCTCTTAATAACATCAGCAGGGCTGACAAATAAAATCTCTGCCATCTTAATTCAATTTTCCTCTGTTAGGCATATCTATTGGGCGAGTATTAGCAGTATCATAATCCTTAGGATTGATCTTGCTCTGTGGTACTCCTGCTGAACTTGCAGCACTTGGACTTACTCTCCTATCATTCTCTAGAGCCTCAGTCTTACTCTTAGGCAAGAACTTCCCTCCATCTCTTCTTCTCATATAAACAAGTCTCTGCCATTTATGGTGACAATACGCTCCTCCTTTATACTTAAAGATTGAATATGTACTTCTCCCTTTAGGAGCAAACTGCCCATTCACTCCAGAGAAACTCATTTGATTGATATCTTCCTTTCTATATACTTTGCCTCCATCAGATAATCCAACCATCTCAATGCAGAATGTTCTTGAGTTATCTCTTAATGATCCTGAATATCTGTAACGAATCTTGAACATCCCTGCATCTCCTGATGATCTCTCCTCAGCATCTCCATATGAAGAAACTGCTGCCATACTTACAGAAGTAATAGCCTCTACAATCTCATCTTCCTTATCAGGATCATCCACATCCTGAACCGCAGTTAACTCCCATTCCTCTTCATCAATATCCTCTCCCTTATCAGCAAGGTATTCCAACCATTCCTTCTCATCCTCCTTAGTGAACTCAGGGGCACTCATCTTAATACCTGTTTCCTTCTCAATAGTCTCCTCATCAGTTACCTCCTCAACTTCTGTAAACTCTAAAGGAGCAAGTGTCTTAAAGTATAAGTCTAATGATACATTGTTGAAAGCTAGGATCTGATCTATTGCTTCTATCACCTGATTCTGCTTAGGTCTAATCACACTATTATCAAACAAAGTGAAAGCAGTCTTTATCTCATCAGCATTATTCCCTAGTCCCGTTTGATCCTTAACGCCAAACAACATAGGAGATGTGATTCTATGTCCTACCAATACCTTCTGCTGAGATTCCTTAGATAGGAACTCATATTGATTGTGAGCATCTGATAACTGAACAGGCTCAATTGAAGCAGCAGTATCAGCACTATCATTAAACGCTAGAATGAACTTCCCTGCATTGCTAGATCCCGACCATTTATGCTTAATCTGTGATTCAATGATATCTCTCTCCTCCTCTGGAGGTACTCCATTATTGAA